GCGGCGGCTAGTTCGTTGGCGACGAGCCGCTGGACGTGCGTTGGGGCTGCGGTTGGCATATTGCCATTATGCCAGATTCACCGGCCCGCTCTCGCCGCTATAGCGCAACTATCCGGCGGTTCCGGTTAGTTCGCTCAGACGAGCAGGCTCGTCAATTCGTAAGGCACCAGCGCCCGTATTTCTTCCACGATCCGCTGCGTCTCCTCGCTTGGATCGCCGTGCTTGAGAATCGCACGGCATCGGTTTTCTACCACCTCCAGTGCGATTAGCGCATCACGGCCAGCGAGGGCGTAGCGGTGAAGCCGCTCGTCATCGGGCTCCGAGAGGTCGAATTTCAGGAGTGCGTGTGCCATGTTTCGCCTTTCGCGAATTGCGAACGCCCAGATTGTATCTGAAATCGTTCGTGAGGCGTATCGTTTTTGATACGTGTCGGGAGCAAAACCTAGGTACTTGTTCGCAACTACCTTGCCTTCGCTCTTCTGGTGCAAGAGCGCACTTCGGCTGTCACCAGTCCACGCATGTGTCGCAGATCGGTGCTTGGCAATCCACGAAAAGTCTCATCTGAGCCTCGTCGGCCTTCACCAAGTCCTCCCACGACCAATGGCGGCCCAGCCCTTTGACCGTAGTCAAAGTGCCAGCTTCCTTGGCGGCCCGTTCCATCTGCACGGCCCTATCGAACAGGTCCGGGTCGGTTCGCTTGAGTTCGAACACCTCGCGCTTTTTCATGGCCGGGCAGTAAAAACAGGCTGACTTGCACGGCAGCGGCATCCCCTCGCGAGAGATAGCGTCCTCGCACTCTACCTGCCCCCATCCCCACTCAATGAGCGGGAATCGCGTGTCGGTCCTTTGGTTCAGTGTCCGCTCTGCCCGGTGGCGTTCTCCCAGGTGAATTCCCACCAACCACATTGGCGTTTTCACGCCTTGCTCGCGGAGCCACTTCTTCTGCGGCTGGACCTTAAACCTGTCGCTGCAAGAGCCAAAGCCAAACGCTTTTCCTGGCAGCGTCTCGCGATCCAAGCAGTCCTGCTCAAGCGTGATCTTTTCGCGAACCGTCACGATCTCGGGGAATCCGTTGGTCTGGCACCATTCGTTCATCCGCTGAAGGTGCGAGTATGTTCCAGGCTTTTCGCCGCCCGTGTCGGCAAAGATGACGAAATCGGGCCGCTGGTGGCGATCGCGAAGCCCGATCAGCAAGGCCGTCGAATTAACGCCTCCACCGAACGACACAACGGTTCGCAGTTCGTCAGGCATCTCTGGTGGTGCTCCATGTGGTCATACCGCCAGCGTCCACAGTCATGTACGAATCCTGGCTCAGTTCCTCACGCAGCCGATCGGCAAGGTCGCGGGCCGTTTCCCTCAGCGTGTAGCCGTCCGTCGGGAGTCGCGGGTAGTTGCGGAAGCCAACGACAAACCCGGCTTCCTCGCCGCCTTGGTAGATGTAGGTGGTCGGCGTGACGGTGACGCAGCAGGGAACGTCACGGCAGAAACGCCGGATCACTCGTTTGGCGTGGTCGATGTCGCCCGCCATGAAGACTTCGACCACTCGCGTCGGCTCGTGCTTTGGGTCCATGCCCCAAGACTACGCGCCGAGTCCACTTCTGAAATGCCCCGAAATGCCGTCTCTAAGGTGAAGAGCGCACTAGGTCGCCCCGCGCTGCCTAAGAGCATGAAGCCCAGAGCCACGCGGGGCGTGGCCGTTCAGCAGACCGCAGGGCGACCGTATGTTGTGGGAAGACAGCACTACGGCGCGACGGGCCACGGAATTGGCCCTTCGCCTGAGTAGACGCTCGGCAGGTCGCGGAGCGCCTGTCGGTACGCGGCCCACGCGGCCCGCTGCGTCTCCGAAAGCGGGGAGTCCGACATCTGCGTCCAATCGCTCGCCGTCAGCCGCTCGTCACGCTCACGGCGAACGTGCGGCATTGCGAGCCGCTCACGCTCGGCCAACTCGTCGGCACTCAGCACCACCCATGGCGATTGGGCAACGTAATCCGCCGGAACGTCGCGGGCGATCGTAACAGACGCCTTTTCGACATGGCACAGGTAGTGCGTCAAGTGAACGTCCTCTCGTTCGTGAAGTCGTGGCGAGCGTAGAAGTAATCCACGAGCATCGTCCGCGCCGTCGTGCCTGCGGTCTTGATGATGTGGCCGCCGATCCACTGCGCGCCGGGCCGAATGAATTGCGTGTTGGTGGCGACTTGTACGTCATTGATAAAGAACGCCGCAGAGGCACTCGTCCACGTTGCGGAGAGCTTTATCCACTTCGTTTCCGTGACGGCCACGCTGGTCGTGGAGCGCGAGAAGTCGGCGTTATTCCCGGTCACGCAGCGCCAGTTTGCCGACGCGGCCCGGTCGTACTCAAACGCGACGCACTGCTGGTCGATTCCGTTGCCTCTGACATAACCGATCCGCAGCACATAATCCTCCGTCGCGGACGCCAGCAGCGGGAGATAGATCATCGTCTCAAAGGTCGTGGTTCCGGTGTCGGAGCGGTGTGGGCGGCTCTGGAACGAATCGAAGCCACCACGGCCGGTGCTGGTCGTCCCCGTCGTAGCGGTCATGATTCCGGCGGTCGGGGTCGTGAAGGAGTCTGACGTATTAGAAAAAAAGTTTAGTCCAGAGCCTGCGCCTGAGACTTGACTTCCAAATATGAAGCCGTCCGAGCCTGTGGCGTTGCCGCTGAAATCCATCGTGAAGTCGGTAAAGATTTCCCAGAACCGCGCCCGTCCGCTGCCTCGCCTTGCGACGTGCATCGCCGCAGGCGTCACCACGGTGGCAGCGTTTGTCCCTGCGAGCGCCTGTGCCGTCGTGGCGAACGGCAACCTCGCCGCGTCCAGCACACCGCTTCCGATCTGCGAGGCCGGGAGGCTGGGGATTCGGGCGATGTCGAACTGGCCCGCCGTAACGTCAACTGCGCTATGCGTATGAGATTGAGTCGCGGCCCCGATGTCGACGGGCGTGAGAGCGTCCGATCCCCCGATCGAATGGCTCGCCTTGTGGGCCGCCAGGGCAAGCGAGCCGCTCGAGGTCGTGAGGCCGGAGCCGATCGACAGGGCGACCGTCTGCGTTCCGGAGTTGTAGGTCACGGGAGCAGTCGCCGTGACGACACCCGCTGGGCCTTGTGGGCCGGTCGCGCCAGCAGCTCCCGCTGCCCCTGCCGGGCCTTGCGGGCCTTGAGATCCAGCATCGCCCGTATCGCCCTTCGGCCCTTGCGGGCCTTGTGTTCCTGCCGGGCCTGCTGGGCCTTGCGGGCCTGTGTTGCCGGTGTCGCCCTTCGCCCCAGTTACTCCGGTTGCGCCTTGTGGCCCCGTCGCGCCTTGCGGCCCCTGTGGGCCAGCGTCGCCGGTTGCACCCTTTGCGACCAAAAGTTGCCAGTTGTACCCCGGCGGAGCGCCGCCGATCGTCCACCCGCCGGTCGCCGGCAGCCACCAGAGGCCGCCGTCAAACGTCACCGCGTCGTACAGACTGTAATTGGTGAAGTTATCCCACTCACCGCGATAGTTGTAGGGCATCGGGCCGGTTGCGCCAGCAGCTCCGGCCGGCCCAGGCGGGCCTTGAGGCCCGACTGTGGATGCAGCAACCCACTGAGTCAGATCGCTCGCCAGCCTCCACATACTTTCGTCGGCCTGAACGAACACCAGCATCCCGGCCTCTCGTCGAGGGGCCGGGATCGCGTCCCGCTCCGCCAGCGTGGCGACCGTGCGATAGCCGCCCTTGCCATAGCGGGCCTCGTGCGATGGGTGCACGTCGGCCGTGTCGAGCGGCACGACCGGGGCGACGACGTTGGTGCCCTTGATCTGCGGCATTACGAAATCTCCACGACGGCCGTGCCGGTGATCGGGTAGGTCGAGCGGTAAATGCGGTAGGGCCGCGAGGCTTGCCCATCAAAGGCAATATTTCGCAGCGTCAGCCCCCAGGCGGTCGTCAGAAAGCCGTTGACGCGGAGAACGGGCTCGCCAAATGACACGGGCAGCACGACGTAGAGGTAGGCCGACGCGGCGACGACCGTCTTTTCGATGGCCCGCGATTGGGCCATATCGAGCGAGAGGCTCGTCTTGATCTGGGCGTCGGTGATGTCGGCCGCGGTCGAGGAGCCGACGGCCCGCACGAGCAGCGTCTCATTCGGGGTGGCAGTGGTGCCGGCAACGGCCATAGTTCGTATCCTGCGGATTTTTTGCGAACGATCGGCCCACGACCACGGATGGGATGCCCCGCCGATGATCGCCACCTCGTACAACTTCTCGACGCCTTGCTCCGTGACGGCTATCCGGTCGCCCTTCTTGGGGTCGGCCGGCAGTTCGTCCTTGTGGATGAAGAAATCCAAGCTCTCCATCCGCACCAATTGCCCGGCCGAATCGACAGACTCCCAGCGGCCAACGACCAGCGTGGCCCGGCAGGTTCGCGGCAGGAGCGTGCCGGCCGGTCGGTATTGAACTTCAACGGCGAGATGCTCCCGGCGCTGTTGCTCAAACCACGACTCGGCCTTGGCCAACATATCCTGCATTCGAAATACTCCCGGGAACGGGTTGCGCCCGCGGCGGCGGCTATTGAAAGCGCCGCCGCGGGGCACCCGTCAGCACGCCACTAGGCCTTCATCAGCTTGACGCGGACGGTCGCGTCGCCGGAGGCGGCGGCCGCGACGGCATAGCCGGCGAGCGTGTTGTTCGTCGCCGTCGTCGTCACGTTCTTGGCCGTGTTGTCCCAGTAGACCTTGGCGTACGCGTTGATCGCGCCGGTGGCCTTGGGGAACTCGACCAGGCCGTCGACCACGACCGCCCCAAGCGTGTTCGCCGGGATGTCGTGATCGGCGATGCCGACACCGATGGAACCGAGCACCACCACGTCACCCGACACAACGGCCGAGCCAGGGGTGTAGTCGAGGGAAGCACCCTCGCCAACGATAGAAGCCATTTGAAACTCTCTTTCTTGGAAACAGGGTTAGGGTTGATCGAAGACCCGGCCGGCGGGCTTGGGCTCCCGCCGGCCGGGCACAGTCACGTCAGAGATCAAGCAGTCGCCATCCGGTAGGCACCGTTCTTCTCGCCCTTGGCCACGCCAAAGGAGAAGTGGCCGCGGATCTGCACGCCGAGCTGGTTGAAGTCGGCTTCGGCCGACTCCACGACCGGCTGGCGCTGACCGCCGAGGAAGGCGACTTCCATCGCGGGCAGGTCCATCGGGTCGGCACACAGCCACCAAGTCGACGCGCTCGAGAGGTAGCTCGAGCCCACGACCTGATACCGGCCGGCGAGCACGTTCGCGTTGCCGCGGACGGTATCGCTGCCGGTGATGAGGAGCGAGCTGCTCATGATCTCGGCGGCCGTGAGCTCGAGGTCCGACGGAACCAGCAGGATCCGCGGGGTCACGCCGAGCACGTTGCCGTCGCCGTCCTTGAGCTTGCGATAGCTCGTGGCCGCCGCCTTGAGGGAGTTGAGCGAGAACGCGTTGCCCGCGCCCGCCGTCTCCTTCGCGTAGTAGCTGGCGTTGTTGGCCTCGAAGGCCGACCAGAACACCTTGTTGAGCTTCAGCGCGGCACCGCGGCCGAGCCGGGCGCTGACCTGGGTCAGAGCACCGAGATCGTCGTTCACGAGGTCGACCATCGAGATCGAGCTCAGACGGCCGTAGAGGTCCGCCTTGATCGACCGCGTCTCCTCGCCGGCGTCAGCCGACTTGAGCTCGCCCGTGGGGCCGACCTGCTCGAACTCGAAGCCGCCCGTCACCCGCACGCCCGTCACCGACTTGTAGTCGCTGACCGAGCGAACGGAGGCGATGCGGTCCCAGTTGCTCTCGACGGCAGTGAAGCCGTTGAGGAGGAACTTGCCGTAGGTCGCCGACAGGATCGTCGAGATGCTGTGGGTCGCAAACGCGGCCTTGAGCACCTCGCGGCAGTTGCCCTCGCTGATGCGAGCCGGGCCGGTGTAGCCGTTGGCCTTGGCCGCGGCGAGCACCACCTGGGCCAGCGACGCTTCGCCACGCCGGGCGTGAGCCGCCTCGAGCGTCCGCTCGTCGAAGGCCTTTTCCGCACCGTGCAGGCCACCGGCAAGGCAGAGCGACGCCACGACCGTCTTCGGGTCGTCGGTCGGAGCCTTGACGTGGACCGCCGGCGCGGCGGGGGCGGCGGGGCGCGAGGCCCGCACTTCGGCGAGCAGCTCGGCCTTGATTTCCTTGAGCAGCTCGGTCTTGAGGTCTTGCATCGACTTGTTCTCCTCGGACACGACCGCGGCAGCGGTCACAGGCGTTTCCACGGCGACGCTCGCCGGGGCTTCCGTCGGGGCAACAGCCTCGACGGGCTTCTGGGTGGCTTCGTCAGCCATAGAAACTTCTCCTTGATCGTGCTCCGCTGCGATCTGCACCGTCGTCGAGGCATCGGCCCCGAACATTACGACGCTGACTTCGCGGAGCATGGAACTACGAACTACGGAAATCGGCCCGGTGAACTCCCGGCCGTTGACGGTGACGGTTTCGCCGGCGGCGACGTTTTCGATGCGGTTCACGTCGGCACCGATTGAGGCTTGGAACTTCCAGCCCTTTTTCGCGTAGCTAACGACGCGGTCGTAGATTTCGCCCTCGCCGATCAGATTGCCGGCCAAGGCGAGGTCTTCCATCGAATTGTCGATAGAGTCGGCTTGGCCGAGAGCGGCCGAAATGTCGTACTGGTGGCCGTACATGATCGAAACGACATTCGTCTTCGTGTCCATGCCGGCGAGGTCGACCACGATCGGGTTGCGGGACCACGACTGCCGGATCGCCCGGCCGGTGTACGCCGTGAGTGCAAACCGCGGCTGGCCGCCGCCTTGGCCGTCGGCGGTGACGCCCGGCTGCACGACGTTGAAGTCCGCCTGGGCCACGATCCCGTGGCGGGTGGCGTTCTCGGCGGCAACAGACTCGCGACGGTGGCGACCGCTCATTGGTCTTGCTCCTGGCTGGGGTTGTTTTGCGGGGCTGGCGTTGCCGTCTCGGGGCGGATGCCAAACTCCTCCTCGACGCCGCGCTCAATCGCCCGCTGACGCAGAACGACACGCCAATCGAGGCCGCGCTTGGCACACACGTCCGCGAGGCTCGCCATGTTGTTGTTGACGAGCTCCACGTCGGCGGCGGCTTCCTTCATCGGGTCGATGTGCTCGAAGCCGTCCCAGACCCAACGCCAATTCCACTGGTCGCGGGGCGGCAGGCCGTCGGGGATTGCACCGTCCACGAGGGCGGCCTCGTCGAGCCAACGCTCAAAGAGCGGGTCGAGAATGACGCGCTCGATGTCGCTCCGCTCTGTGCTCAGATGCTTGCGGTAGACGAGGTAATCGCCCCGCATGGACGAGTAATTCGCCTGCGAGCTGTCCATGCACGCCACGATGTAGGGCATATTCACGCTGCGGCTTATTTCGCAGAGCAAACGACGCACGAACGAGTCGTAGGTGCTAGTCGGCTGCTCCGGCTTCATCTGCACCGGCTCCCACCCGTCTGGGGCGGCGATGGCCATGCCACGCGTGATCGGCATGGTTTCGTAGAGCTCGAGTCGGTTGGCCCCCTGGCCGTCGGCCGGCATCGTCGTCTTCAAGATCGCGGCGAAGTCTGCCGCCGTCTCCGCGGCCGTCACGACCGCGAGCGTGTAGCGGCGGAGCATCGCAAAGAGCTCGAGGGCCGGCACGATCTCGCCGACGCCGCGGTGCTGGCCCGGCCGGGTGGCGTGGAACCAGTGCAGGACGTGATCGGCAGCCACCCAGCGGCCGTCCAGCGTCGCCGAAGCGAGGGCCGTGCCGGGGTGATGCTTGAGCAAGTAGTATTCCGCGACGTTGCCGTCTTCGTCGAAGCGGATGCCGTCCGCCTCGTTCGTCCAGATCGACGCGGCCGGGTCGGCGATCTGGTCGGCCTCGATGAGCCGGAAGTCCAGCGTGACGGCATCGCGGCGGCGGGAGAGCCGGCCGTTGGTCGTCATGACGCCAAAGATTTCGCCGTCGCCCAACTTGGCCCGCTTGCAGATGCGGAGTTTGTTGGCGAGGTCGACGTTGACGGACCAATCGAAATTGGTGAGTTCAACCTGCCGGACGAGCTCTGGGTCAACGTCGGGGCCAAGGTCGAGTTGAATCTTCGGCCCGGTGCCGACGAGGTCGTTGGCCCAGGTGCTCACCATGCCGGCGGCGTAGCTGTTGTTTGCGATCTCGTAGCGAGCCCGCGAGCGGAGTTTGCGGCGAACCTCGTGGCTGAGAGCCGCGTCGGCGGAGTAGTAGTCGGCCTGCGACCAGTGCCGGCGGTTCAAGTCGGTCGTCTGGGCGGCGTCGTAGCGGGCACGCACCAGCGTCGACATAGCGGCCTGCTGCGCGGCGATCGTCGCCTGCAGCGTCCGCTTCGACGGCCCGACGAACTTGGAGAACAGCCCCATTAGCCGGTGGCCCCCGGGTACTCAATGCGGGCCATACGCAGGCTCTTGAAGGGCGACACGGATGCCGCCCGCGACTGCATGACGAATTTGGCGGCCTCCACCTGGCGGTCGAGCTCGTGCTGCTCGACTTCACCGGCGTCGGTGCGGGCGCGACGGGGCTGGGCGAGATTCGCCGCCAGCGCGTCGATCACGTCGTCGTTGTCGGCCAAGAGGCAGTCTCCGGCAGGTGGACGCGGTCCCTCCGCGCCTACCCATAAGTGTACCACCGTACACCCGGCATCCTGGCCAAGCCTACGCAAAAACGATTAGGCCGATCGTTCCGTCGTCTTCATCGAACGGGTTGAAGTCGAGGTCGTCCTCAACGAGCGAGCTGGTAAAGCCCGATGTTGGCAACGGCATAGCCCAAGTAGGCGATGCCCATGCCTGGATTGCCGCGCCAAAACTGGTCGACGGCAATCCAGGCATAGATCAATCCAGTGAGTGCAATCAGCGGGCCGCTCACTAGTAGTATCTCACGCAGGCGTACCATCCCCGCGGGCCGCGGGCCACGCCGATCTCTCGAGGCTTTCGCTGGCCCCAGTAGCAACAATTGCGGATCGCATGATCGGCGCTGACGGTCGAGAAGCCGATGCCCTCGGCACGGCCGCCTGCACGCCCGCAGTGGCGAAGGATGCCGGTGCGGGCCATGCCTTCGGCCTCGGTCTGGGCCGTCGTAATCGTGATGGTCGTCGTCGTGACGAACGTCTCAGCCAGGGCAGGGCAGGCGACAAGCAGGGCAACGAACGCGATCAAGAAACGCATGGTGGATCTCCTTTGGGGGAAACTGTCCACCCGCAGACTGCCACACCCTGCATATGCGTCAACGCCAGATTTAGCGCCGCATTTTGGCCATGATTTCCGCCCGACGTTTCGCGGCCTCCTCGCGGGAGACGGTCCGGCTGGCCACCACTCCCGGCCGGGCGTCAACGCCCACGGCCGAGATCCCCGTGAACGACGCCGCCACGGCCGAGCCCACGCAGCAGTCGAGCCAATGGTTGTCGCGGCCGGGGATCAATCGCCATTCGTCCACGACGCGCCCCTTGGCCTCCACGCGGGTCGGATACTCCGCCGCCAACTGCTCGCAGAGCATTTCGTGCCGGCCCTCGTGGACCGTGAAGGCCTGCAGATCGCCGATGGGCAGCTTGCAGCGGGCCGCGAAAAAGGTTTTCCACGAATTCGTGTCGTACAAGACGTGCCGCTGGCGGTTGATCGTGCTCGTCCGCCAGTTGGCTCCCACCCGCTCGCCCTTGTCCGCCTTCTTGTCGGAGAGCGTCGAGCCGCTGGCCCCGACGAATCGGCCGTGGGTGGGGATGATCCGCGGCCCCCACTGCGACCGCCGGGCAAAGTCGCGGACCACGCCGGCCGTCTGCGCCCAATTCGCGTCAACAAAAACCTGAGAGACGCGGAGCACGGCATCGTCAGACTCCCGCGAAAACTCGCGGTCGAGTATTTCGCTGGCCACCTTCTCGAGCCCCGCGTGGATCGCCGCCTCAAGGCTCACACCACCCGCGGCCTTCACCAGCGTCTTGCGAGCGTCGCGGAGCGTGTAGTAGGTGCGGTTTTGCTCTGGGTAGACGCCGTAGGCCACCAGATGCCCGCGGAGTTGCTGGCCCCAGGCGACCACGGCCCAATACAAGAGTTTTTCCTGCACGTCCACGAACGCGGTCAAAGTCTCAAGGCCCGCCGGGACGATCCACCGCGGCACCGCGATCGCCCGCCCGCGAACGTCGTCCTGCGTGAGCCCCGACGCCTGGGCCTCGTTGGCCAGAGGCACCTGCTGGAACTCGCTCGCGAAGACCGCTTCGCCGTCGTCAATCAGAGCGTTGTACGCATGATGGATCGACGAGTGCTCGTTATCGGGATCGAAGCATGAATCCCACGAGACTTGGCAGCCGGCATCCATCGCCTCGCGGTTCTTTTCGTAAAACTCATTCGCTTCGCGGTGGGCTCTCGCTTGGTCGCCGACGCGATCCTTGTCGAACGTGTTGCGGATCTCGCGATACTTTCCGAGCCAGAGCTCCTCGTGCTTGTCGGCCCACTTCCGCACCATCGGAATCCGCTCGCCCTGCCACGCCGGGTATTTCCGCTGGTCGAGGAGCTGGTCGACCATATCGTCGGTCGCGATCACGGTCGCGTTGACCACGCAGGCGATGCTCTTGGTGTGGCCGGCCAGTTTCATCACGCTCTTGGAGAGTATTTCGAGACGCTTCTGGCACTGCATCGGGCTCGCCGCCGACTCTCGCGTCTGCGGGTCGTCGACGATCACGAAGTCCGGCCGGAGTTGCGTGCCGTCCGGCGCCTTGTGACGCAGGCCAAGGATCGAGCCGGTGAGGCCGCGGCTCATGATGATCGAGCCGCTGGCCACGCCGCCCGGGATCGACGGCAGGACAACGCTATCGGCCTGCCAGCGGATATGCGTGTGCTTCCCGTTGAACGTCTGGCTGTTGCACCGCTGCGGCTTGCCCTCCAAGGCCCGCACGGGGATGCACACTTCGGGGAAGTCTTCAAACAGGAGGTCGTTCTCGGCGAGCTCGAGCTTGATGCTCGTGATGGCCTTCGTGGCGAGGTCCGCCTCGGCCGCGAAGATCGCCCCGAATCGCCGGTGGCCGTAGAGCATCGCCCAGAGCAGAGAGTTTTCGGAGATCGTGCTCTTGGCAAAGCCACGGTAGACGGCGTTGATGAATCGCCCGCCGCGGAGGATGCAGTCTTGGATGCGGCCGATGACTCGCTTGTGGTCTTCGGAGAAGGGCGAAAGCCCGGTCGACTGCGGGAAGTATTCGACGAGAAAGCGGGCGAGGTCGAGCCGGCAGGCTTCGCGTCGCTCTAAGTTGACCGGCTTGGCGATCTCGCCGATGTCGGCCCCCAGCCGCGTCGTCGCCCGGCCACGCTCGAGCGTCGCCTTGCGGCGGTTTTCGATTGCCTCCTTGCTCTTGACGGGCACTAGGTCGGCTCCGCAGGAGTACCGTTTTTTGCGGCCTCAACGACGGCCACCGCGAGGTCGTAAAGCCTCGCCGTCTCGACGATCACGACCGAACGACGCCGATTGCACTTGTGCCACACGATCGGGACGCAGCCGGCCTTTGCATCGCGGCCTGCCTGGTCGACCGCCGGCCAGAGGGAGAGCCGCTCAGTCCGCTTGGCCTCGACGTGAATCGGCACCCCGTCGAGCACCACGTCGGGCGAATCCGGCCCGCCTTGGAACTGGCAGCCCCGCCGGGCCGCCCCGTCGGGCAGGCCCAGCACCTCGCGGAGCTCGTCGCGGCACTCGCGCTCGCCGCGTTTTCCCTTTTCTCTCGAACTACGTCCCATGATTTCCTCTACATGAATCTTAGTGTACGAGCGCATCCCTCACGCCAATCGACCCAGCCCTTGCGGCGCAGAGCATCCAACTGCACTCGCAGCCCATTGAGCGAGCGAATCCCGACGGCTTGGGCCAACTCGCGGAGCGTGGGCGGATAGCCCGCCGCCGCCAAGCGGATGCCAGCGTCGAGTATTTCGCGCTGCCTCGCCGTCGGTGCCACGCGGCCGTCGGCGCCCTTGGGCATCTTTTCAATTCGCAGGCCGCCCATCAGTTCACCGCCTTCGCTTGGGCCAGCCGCTCGAGCTCGCGGCGGCGGGTGTATTCGAAATCGTCAGCGTCCTTGCCTACGAACGGCTTGGCCTCCGGCCGATCGTCCGGCCTGCCGCGGCCTCCTGGGGGCCGGGACGAGGTCTTGGCGGCGTCGTACTGGCCTCCCAGCGTCCGCTCCACGAACCCCTCGGCCACGAACTGCATCAGCGTCGGCGGGGTATCGAAATACTTGGCCGTGCGTAGCCGCTGGATCGCTTCCACGGCCATAGGCCACCACTCCGGGTCGTCCAGGCGGTCTTCGGCACCGTCTGGCGGCTTGTTGGGCTTCCACTTCTGGCCGGGGCCGTCATTCCAGGCTTTCCGCAAGTCTGCGAAGCTCGCACGCGGAGGAGGAGGAACTTCTCCTCTATCTCCTCTATCTCCTCTACTGCGCGTCGGCGCAGGCGACTCCTGCGCTTGAGCGCAGGCAGCCTCGGGACGCTTCCGGCGGTCTGGATCCCGCTCGTTTTGGGCCTTTGCCCGGTCTTGGTGCTGGATTCTGGCCTTCGCGGCCTGGCTGAAACGCCGGTCCCAGCCGGGAACGGCAACCGTGCCACCGTCCTCGTCGATTTCCAGCCAGCCAACGGCCGCGACGGCACGCCAGAAGGCCTCGTCGGCCCCGCACGTCCGCACGAGCCTCGGGATGGTCATGCGGGCCGTACCGTCGGAGCAGTGCAGGGCGGCCCATCCCCAAAGACGGTAGAGCCTGAACACGACCGTCTCCACCGACTCGCCTGTCAGATCGAGGAGCTCCTGCACCTCTGGCTTGTCCGGTAGGCCAACGTCCATTGCGATCCATTCACCGGCCATCGCGACACTCCTTTGTCAAAAAAGCATTGACTGCATTTCGTGCCTAACCGTGCTTCCTGCAAAAACGTCCCACCTGCCGCGAAAGTGCATCACGGACGGCATATAAACACCGTTCCCAATACTTCCGCACGCAGACGCTATTGACGAAGACGGAATGACGTACCATTCGTCAGCCCAAAAGACCGCGAACACATCAACTTCGCTCGTCTCGTAAACGACCTGCGACGACGAAAGATTTGTGACGAGCCGTATGTTGTTCGGCTTGGTTGCATCAACGGAACGCTTCTTGATCTGCACCTTTAGCCCATTGACGATGCGGTCCCAAGCTCGTTGGTTTCCGACGGCAGGGCGTGAAACGCTGTATCCGAGAGCGCGACAAATGTGCTCAAACTGCATTTCGTAAATGGAACCGTCCTCGCGGCTCATGCGATCCTCCATTCACGCTCCGGCCGCCCGGTCGCCGACCGCACGGTGCGGCCGGTCGTCTGAATCAACCCTGCCCGGCCCAGCTCGCCGAGACGCTTGCCGACTTGGTGAGCGTCCAGGCCGCACCGGGCCGCGATCTCGCTCGCCCCGGCCGCACCTTGACCAAGACTGTCAAGGATTTTCCGTTGATGGTCCGCTCTCAGCCCGCCGGCCATGCTTGCGGCCACGCGGCTCGTCGGCGGATCGCTGCGGCGACACGCTGCGAACAGCGGCAGATCGCAATTGGCTTCCACAAACGTCGGCATTGGTCTTCTCCCGTGTATTGGCCGCGTAACGTGCGGCATCCGGCCAGCACCGCGGCGGAAGGTAAAAACCGCTTGCTGGCAGCCCCGCGATATACGCCTCAACAGGGCTAGGCGACCGATTACGCTGCATGATTTCAGCGTGCCCACGGCGGGGCTTTGCGGCTCAGAATGGAATGTCATCCCCCGGCGTTTCGGCGGAAATCTTGGCCGCCGCCGTCTTTCGCGACGGGGCGTTTTTGATCGCGGCCGGCAGCGGCGCCGTGCTCGGCTGCCACTGCTCGACCTTCACGAACTCGTTACCCTTCTTGGAGATCGCGAGCGTGCTCTTGAACGTGACGAACTGCCCGGCGAGCGAGCCCTCGTCAAACTTGGGGCTCGTCTTCGTCGGCGGCTCAATCCTCGCTGCCCGGCAGAGGGCGGCGACCTTGCCGGTGTAGTGGCAGGGGATCGACTCCCAGATCGGCTTGTAGTTCGTCACGGCCACCTTGACCGTGAGGCACTCGCCATTCGGGTTGATTTCACTCTTGGCCCATTCCTTTTGCTGAATGAGCGCCACCTTGATCTCGCCGGTGTGCGTGCCGTCCGGCAGGATCGGCAGATCGGCTTCGGCCGCGGACGGGCCTTGCTTGGGTTCCTCGTCAGTAAAAAACGTCGTCCAATCCATGCTCATGATTTGATCTCCAACTTGTGTGCTTCCCCGACCCGCACGATGCTGTCGGTTTCCCCGTTCACGACCTCGTCGATCTTGTCTGCCAGCCGCGTGTACGAGAGCTCGCCACGCTTGTACGACTCAATCAACGCGGTCATCGCCTCGACCTTCTTCGCCTGCTCCTCGCGGCGGGCCTGCCACCGCGATCGGTCATGCCACAGCATCCGATTCCTCCTCTGGTTTCATCCTTGCCGCCCACTGGATCGCAGTGCGGGCGCCGAGCCACGCGTTTACGGTCGTGAGCTTCCACGTCCCCTTGTCGTCGTCGGCCATCGTTTGCTGCAGATCGAGCAGGTGGCGATAAAACCACTTCGCATACTTGACGATCTGCTCGTCAGTGAGCTCCGGCAGCGGCAGCGGCGAGCCCTTCACGGCCCGCGGCCCGCACATACGCTTGACCGCAAACTCGCGGTCGAGCGGGTCGTGCTGCGCCGCCTCGAATTCGATGAATTCGCGGAACGTCCTGTTGGCAGGCGACTTTTCGATGTCGTTCATCATGACGCCACCAGCACGGGGGTTTGCGGGCTGCACTTGCGGATCTGGCCCCAATCGAGATAGGCCTGGCTGGCGAGCGCCGCCGTCCTGTGACCCAGATGGCGGGTGGCAAGGCCCGGCGACTCAATCTCGATATGGGTCGCCCCAGAGCGACGCAGGAACTTGCTTGAGCCCACCATCCCGCAGCGGTCCAGATGCTCCTTGAGCAGAATCGCCGCACGACGCCGCTGGACGACCCAGGCCAAGATGCTGCCATCGGGCGATTGCTCGAGCATTTCCTGGCAGGCCCGCAGGCAGGCCGGCGACAGATGCTTCGTCATCGGGTCGCCCGTCTTCGCCATCGTCCAGCGGAGCACGTCGCCGTCGAGGTGCTGGATCGTGAACGAGAAGATGTCGCCCCGCCGGGCACCGCTCTCGTAGCCAAGCAGCAACCAGCACTTGAGGAAGGCACCGAGATCGGCTCCGTTCCGCAGGGTTCGCCCGCGGACCTCGTCGGTCTTGGCGATGGCCCGCCGCATTTCCTCGACGGTCCACGCCCGCGTGGGCGGCCGCTTCGCCTTGATCCGCAACACGCCTCGCGGCGGGTCGTTCACCTTGCCGGCCTCGTAGGCGGCCCGCCAGAGCGAGAGCAGAACCACCCGCTCGGCCTTGGCCGTGACGGTGGAAACCTGCTCGAGACGCCCCTTGAGGAACGCGTTGACCCGCTCCGTTGAGATCGCCCCGGCCCGCGTCGCGATCCGCGTGACGTTCTCGGAGTAGTGTCGCGAGACGCTCCGCTGCGAAAGGTAGTCGCGGGCCACGGCAACGAAGTTTTCGTAGTGCTCAGACATTCGACGCCTCGCTTTCCGTCAGCTCGCGGAGCTTGGCGTCGACCTTGTCGGTGAGGGCCGACCACTGCTCGCTCGAGAGCGTGCCGTCGGCCACCAGGGCGTCGATCCGCTTCGAGATGGGGGCGATCTTCTTGACGGAGTCGGCCGCGTCGATCGCGTCGGCCGCCTTCTTGAAAAGACCGTCGTCGCCCTTGGCCTCCGGCTCCGGCTGGCGAGACTCGCCGCCGGCCAGCCACGCCGCGAGCCGTCGGCCGGTTTCCTCCGTGATCGGCTTCGGGTCGCCGCCGAAAAGCCCCGTCCGGTCCTTGCTTGCCACCGCGAAGTGGCCGTCGTGGACGATGTCGAGGCAGAGCGTGAATTCGTATTCCGCCCCGTCGCGGCTTTCGAGCTTCATGCCCAACTTGACGACCTTCTTGCGGCCCCCGTCGTCGACTTGGGCGGTTTCCGTTTTCGCCCGCCCGGTGGCGATGATATGGGCACTCGACCGCAGCATCGCGTCGATGAATGCCCGGTGCCGCGGCGTGATCTCGGAGTAGGCCGACCAAGTGTTTCCGCGAAACTTGGCCTTGGCGATCTCGTCCACGAGCTCGAGGCAGCCGCCCTTGCCGTTCCACTCGTGCGAAATACTGTCGATGACGATGCAGTCGGCCCCGGCCTGCTCCGCCGTCTGGATCGCCTCGATATATCGCTCCGGCGTGAAGGGCGGGGCGAGGTCGATGACACTGAAATCGGCGAGCGTGTCGTAGAGATCGCTAGAGCCTTGCTCTGTGTCGATAACGACGATGTTCTTGCAGCCGAGCCCCTTGGCGACGAGCAAACTGCCGTAGGTCTTCCCGGCGCCGCTGGGGCCGGTGGTGAGCAGTCGCAGCTTGGTTGCCGACCGCTTCGCTTTGCGAATCGAAATTGTCATCGTGAAATCCTTTCCATGTGTTGCCGGGCCGCCGCCAGCGATGTCCGCAGGCTCAAGAGCGATTCCGGCTTGATCTCGTAAACCCCGCGGGCGATCGGCCGGCTTTCCGCTGCCAGCTTTTCCGCCGCCCGCATTACCTCCATCAACGTCGCGGTTGTCCGCGTGTGCTTCGCGAGAAGCCTCACGGCGACCGCCGACCGCATTTCAGAGTCCCATTGGCCCATGACCTACTCCTTTGGTGCCACGCTCCTTCCGCCCGATCCATCGGACGGCCTTTGACGCAGCGGCTCGCCGAGACGAATCCGCTGCAAGACTTCATCGCGGAAGACCATCACGCCGTCGGGGGCGATGATTCCCAGGCGAACGCGGTCGCCTCGCGTTTCGCAGACGAGCACGCTGATGCCCAAGTCGGGGAACACCAACGACTCGCCGGGTTTTCTGGACAGAACCAGCACAATCGCCTCCTTGCTAACTGCCGGCTTGCCCGCCTTGGCTCGCCGGCTGTCGATCCTGCTAACGCCGCTCCTCTGCGGCTCCCTCCGGCTGGCCTCCGAGCCCGCCGTCTCCTTGTGCGAACAGGGCGAAACCGCCCGCGGCCCGCTCCCGCAATTCCGCGAGCCTCGCCAGCGTTCCGCGGCCGCCCACCAGCGGCCCCGACGGGGTGACGAGGTCGCGGTCGACCACGTCGCGGATTTCGCCCAACTCCCAGATGGCCTCGACGATCACGTCGAACATCGCGGCCGGGTCGCCCGCCGAGATTCGCTGGTCGAGATCAAGGTGGGCCGAATCCCAACTCGCCAGGGGTGCACTGGCGGCACACCCCTGGCAGAGCTGGGCGCGGCGGGCGAGGCTTTCGGCTAACTGAATGACTCGAGCACACACTGCCGCTCGAGATCGAATTCGATACGCTGCGGCCGCCACAGATATTCCGTCATGCCGGCCCGGTTCCGGCGTTCCCTCTCGCTCCAGGCCGCCTGCACTTCCAAGCAGCGTTCGGCTATTTCCTCGAGCGTGGGGTCCGGTGCAGCGGAGTATTTCCCGCCCCGTCGACCGACAATCCTTGCAGCTTCCATTTCGGCCTCCTTGCGAAATGAGGTCGGCCGTCGGCTGCTCTGCGTCGCGTGCCATCCGGCGGTCCCTCGCCATGTGGTCGCGATGCCGCCCATCGGCATCGCATGGCGGGGATCATAGGCACACCTAATAACTCAGTCAACAGCAGTTTTTAGGTGGAGATAATTTTTCTGAAAAAGCGTCTACCGCAGCTTGGTTACTGGGACGCCGAGAGCGTCTGCAATCTTGCAGATCGTTTCAAACTTTGGCTTTGACTTGCCGACGCACAGAGCCCACATCGAGACGGGCGTGATGCCAGCACGGCTAGCAAGGTCGGTGCGGTTCCATCCGCGAGTGGCCGCCATCTGCTCGATACGCTTGCCGAGCTCGCACACCTTGATCTGCCGCGGCCTGCCGCCTGGGTGCCTGCTGACCATTTGGATTCCTCCGTGAACTCTACGCAATTTGCCTCGCCGTCGCGCGACCCGTAGGGTTCACTGACGGCAATACACCCCGCTGGGCTCGAACCAGCTACCTTCGGTTCCGTAGACCGATGCGCTACATGACCTGAAAAAGAACATTACAGAACCGAACTCCCCCTCGGGGGGGGGGGGGGGGGCGTTGTGGGTTTTGCGGGGGTTTTGACGGCAGGCAAACCATCTGGAAGATGGCCATATCACCCAGCGGCAGGATGGCCGCTGTGGGGGAGTCCTCGACGGGTCTGGCGGACCAGGCGAGGGCACAACCTTGACGTACGACTATGTATTGCCGCTCCGGCCCACGCACGTTGGGCGACTACGCCCGCGACTACGGCCTGCTCCACGACTGCCGACCCGAGACGCTTCGCCAGTACCGCATGGCGGCGGAGCTTTTTGAGCGGTGGGCGGGTGGGCCTGTCCCACTCCAAGAACTTGATACGCAGAGCGTCTCGGCGTGGCTCCGCGATTACGCGGCAACTGTACGCCCGTACACAGTCCGGTCAAAGAAGGCCCAGGTGCTCTCCCTCTGGCGGGCGGCGGCCGACGAGGGGCTCTGCGAGCCGCCAGGGCGGCGGATTCGCTCCGTCCGCTGTGCGAGGCCGGTCGTCCAGTGCTGGACGCTCGAGGAGGTCGAGAAGTTGCTGGCGGCCTGCCGGACGCTGCCGCGGTGGCACAAGTGCGGGCTCCGCCGGAGCGTCTGGTGGGATCTCGCCGTCCGCGTCGCCTGGGATTCCGGTGTCCGGTGGGGCGATCTGATCGCGATTCCCGTCTCGGCGATCCGGCCGGACGGGTTCGCCTCGTGGACGCAGAGCAAGACGGGCCGCGTCGTCACGTTCCGGCTCTCGGAGGCCACGATGGCGGCCCTTCGGGCATCGCTTGACGTATGTCAACGGCCGCTGGTGACGCCGTGGCCGTCGAGTCGGGAGACGTTCCTCGACCAGCTCGACCGCCTGGTGCTCAAGGCCGGGATTCGGCCCGGGACGTGGAAGTGGCTCCGCCGCTCGAGCTCGACCGACTGCGAACTGCAGCAGCAGGGGGCCGCAAGCGTCCAGTTGGGCCACGCCCCGGGCAGCCGCATCGCCTACGACAGTTACGTTGATCCCACGATCGTGGCCCGAAATCGCGTGTTTCCGCGGCCGCTAGGCGTCGATCCGCCGCCGGCGAGAGGACGCCCTACGGCCTGAGTCGCTTGTAGTCGATTTTTTGGCGGTCCACCCACATGATCGCCCGCTTTGCGCCGCGCTTGCCCTCGGCCACCTTGTACGCCACTTGGATCATTTCGGCCCCGTTTCCGAGTGCTTTTGGCGTCGGGATACGGCCGAAAGGGTTTTTTTCCGACGATTCGTGGATGATGACGGTCACGACCACGCCGTCCGGCAGCTTCGGGGTCTTGTAGCGGCCGGTCGTCGCGGCATCGTGGGCGATTTCGGCGAGCCATTCGTCGTTTTCGACCAGGGCGATTGCCGCCTGCATCCTCGCCACGGCCTTGTCGATCTTCGGCTCGACGGCCTTGGTTTTCGCTTCGACCATTCCGGCCCGCTTCGGCTCGTCGGCGGCCGAGATCGCCGGCAGAAGCAGGGCGATTACCGCGAGAATTCGCATCATTTCACGCTCCTCGTTTGGGTGGGTCGAATCCTACGCGTGAAAAGTTTTTCGGTCTAGCAGTCGAAGAATTTGGCAGGGCGCGCACGGACTCGACGCTAAAGTGGAGTTCGCAGCCGGGGGCAGGGCGGCGGAGGAGGCGGAAGGAACCCCCCTGCCGGGGGGGGGTGTAGCGTTTTGCGTCACCCCCTGCAAGCGGGGGTAACGCACCCCCACGCAGCGGGGGAAACGAGTATTTCGGAATCGAAATACTCGCGCCGTCGGCCGGCCCGACAACCCACCCCCCCGCGCCCCGACGGCCGGCCAGTATTTCGGAATCGAAATACTCTCATCGATGGCCGCCGATGGATGGCCGGCCATCGTCGGCCGGGCCGGGCAGGTCGTCGCCCGTCCATCGTCGCCAGATGCTCGAGCCCCTCGCCGCTCGTGGCCGCGGCCGCCGCTCGTGGCCACGTCCGTCGGCCATCCTGCCCGGCCCGGCGGTCGATCCCGCGGCCATCGGCCACGACGGACGAGCACGCCCCCGCTATCGGGGGGAATGGCCGATGGCGTTTTTCGATTTCGCCAAAGTGTCCAGTTGGAAATATCGCGGGCGAAACTCGCGGCCGCCGGAATTCTGGCCAGAAATTTGCCCGAAAAACTTTTTTTAGATTCCAGCCCTTGCGTTCATATGACCGAATGGTAATATAACTGGCGAGGAGAGAAGCGATGAACACTCAGCAACACAAGCAGACCGCCGCGGAAATGGGCTTGGATTGGTCGATCGTGCGGGCGATCTACTCCGAAATGCGTGAGCTCGAAACTATGGGCATTGCCCGTACGCTCGAAGCCCGCCGCATTGCCTACGCTGCGCTCGGGCATCGCCACGGTGGCACGTTCAAGATGGCCAATCGGCACGCCGTCACGATTGGCGACCAGACCAATCTGCGGGCTTTCGACGACGTGGCCCGCGAGCTCGCCAATACCGACATTCCCGAACTAGGCCAAGATGATCCCGCCGCCGCCCTCTACGATCTCGTGACGGCTCCGGCGCCGGTGCTCCCGACGGCCGACGAGACTATGGCCGCGGCGATCGACCGGGCCGCCGCGGAGATCGTCCCCGCCGCTCCGGCCACGGCCGACGAGCTCCTGTCGTTGCCGGCCGCGGCCATGCTGGCCGACGTGACGGAGCAATGGCTCCGCCAACTGGTCAAGGCCGGCCGCGTGCCCGGCCAACGCATTGGCCGCTCGTGGCTTGTCCCGCGATCGGCCGCCGAAAGTTTCCGCCGGCACCCCACTATGGGCCGGCCGCGATTCGCCCCGTTCTAAGTCTTTATTGCCGATTGACGATATACCCCTAACAGGAGCCCCGTTCAATGACGTTCAATCAATTCTGCCGGCTGTCCAATCGCCTCCAAGAGCTCGAGCCCACAACCCGCCGCGTGGTCGAACTACTCGCCGCGGGCGATGAAGACGCGGCCGCGGCGGCCGCCGGCGGGCGGGGCTCCGATTGCTGGTGGGCCGCGGAGTTTTTCGTCAAGGCGCTGGCGGACCACGGGGCGACGCCCCCGGTCAAGTTTGCTCCGGCCGCTCGAGCCCCGCGGACCATGGCGCTTTTCGCCGACTGAGCACAACCCACAACACAACCCGCCGCCGGCCCGGGCAATGGCCGGACAACCCACAACGGAGAAAAAGACGATGGACAACACAACCCACAACCCGCCGCGAGCCTATCGCATTGTTCGCATTGCAGATCCGCGGAGCCGCGGGGCTTGTGCATGGTTTGAAGTGGAAGCGATCGCCGCCGACGGTGCCCGGCATCACGTCGCGACGTGCGACGACCGGCAAGAGGCCCGCGAGCTCGTCAAGGCGATGCGGGCGGCCGCCGAGTAGCCGCGGCCCCACGGCCACCGGCCGCCGCTCGTGGCGGCCGGGCACCGTGCGGCCGGGCACGTCGCCCGACACACAACCCGGCGGACAACCCGCCACAACCTAGGAAACGGAAAACATGAAGACCAATAGCACCACAACCCGCCGCGACGTTTACGCGGACGTTACCAATGCAATCGTGGCCCGCCTCGAGGCCGGCGACGTGGCCCCGTGGCACAAGCCGTGGAAGACCGGCGCAGCATCGCGGCCGCTCCGCCACAACGGGCAACCCTACTCCGGCGTCAATGTGCTCGTGCTCTGGATGGCCGCGGAGGCCGGCGGCTACTCGTGCCCGTTCTGGCTGACGTTCAATCAGGCCCGCGAGCTCGGCGGCCACGTCAAGAAGGGCGAGAAGTCCACGCCCGTCGTCTACGCTGGCGTGTTCAAGAAGGAGGAGCAAGGGGCCGACGGGACAACCCAAGAGCGTGAAATCCCGTTCCTGAAAAGCTATGCGGTATTCAATGCCGAACAGTGTGAAGGGTTGCCGGAGCACTTCACCGCGGCCGTAGAGCGGCCGGCCGGCGACGTGCAACCGATCGCCGCGGCCATGGAGTTTTTCGGCCATACCGGCGCCGATATTCGCGAGGGTGGCGGCCGCGCCTATTACAACCCGTCCGCGGACTATGTCCAGATGCCGGAGGCCTCCGCTTTCGAGGATGCGGGCTACCACGCGGCGACGCTTGCCCATGAGCTCGTGCACTGGACGGGCCACGGCTCACGCTTGGCCCGCGATCTCTCGTCGCGATTTGGCGATAACAAATACGCGGCCGAGGAGCTCATCGCCGAACTAGGGGCCGCGTTCTTGGCCGCCGATCTTGGCATTGAGCCCCAGCCCCGCGAAGACCACGCCGAATATCTGGCGTCGTGGCTGAAGATCATGAAGGCCGACAAGCGGGCGATATTCACCGCTTCCGCCGCCGCCAGCCGGGCCGCCGCGTTCCTTCACTCCAAGCAGCCCGGCGGAGCGGCCGCCGAGGAGCTCGAGCCCGCCGCCGCCGCCGAGTAGCCGCGGCATCCCCCGTGCCGGCCCCGGGGCAACCCGCGGCCGGCTAGGGGGCTGCCGGGCACGTCGCCCACAACCCACACAACCCGCGGCCGATGGCCGCACAACCCAGGAGCCCCGACGATGAAATTGACCTACAAAAACGGCCTTACGGTAACGCTTTCTAAATCAGGCTTTTTCGAATTGCACTCCGCCGGGCAATTGGTCGGCCGGATTCAGTTTCGCAAAAACTTTTTCGGCAAATGGGCGGCCGACTGCTATGGCTTTGACGGGGACGGTTTCCGGCTGGACCGAGTTTTGCATAGCCAATCCGATCTCCGCGAGGCCCGCCGGCTCGCGAGCGAGTGGGCGGAGGGAGCAGATCGCCACTGCCACGCCTGTAGCCTGCCCAACTGAACCCACAACGGACAACCCACAACGGACAACCCAGGAGCCCCAACCAATGCCCGCATATGCCAAGAAAGAAATCGACCACGCCGCCTACCCCCAGATCTGCCGCCGCCGCTCGTTGGCGGAGTTGGAATTCGTTATCGCCGATTGTCGTTCCGCCCTCGCGGCCATTCCCGACGGCCCGAAGGCCGGCTATTACATGGACGAAATCCACTACTGCCACGCCGAGATTCTGCGACGCCAGGCCGGCGGGAAGCGTGCCGGCCGCCGCTCGCCGGGCGTGGCGATCGTGGCCGACGTGCACGCCACCGCCGGCCAGCCGCTTTCCGATGACGAGCTCGACGCCCTCGAGGGGCTGCCGGGCTCGGCTCTGGCCGACGAGCTCGTTTTTCTGGCCGACTACCAGGGATAGACAACCCACCACGGACAACCCGGGGACAACCCGGGCCGCTTGACCACAGAAAACAAATGGCAATAATCCAGCCATGCCACCGAAAATCGACCCATCGCTCTACGTCCGAATCGGCACCGCGGCCAAGCTGGCGGGCGTTTCCCGCTTGTGGATGCGGAAGCAGGTCGAGAGCGGCGCGATCGCCGGCGTTGAGATTGACGGCCAATGGTTCGCCCTCCGGTCGTCGGCCGCAGCCTTCAAGCGTGACCCCGTCGGCCGTGGCCGGCCTCGAGCCGACGCCCCCAAGAAGGCCGGGAAGTAGCCCCAGAAATTTTTTTCGATTTTAGTCCTTGACTCTTTATGGCCGATTGGTAATATACACACATGGGCAGCAGCGAGCGGCCCGAACCCAACTAGGAGAAAAAGACCATGAACGCGACCAGCAACAACACAAAGCACCTTCAAGGCGTCGGCCGTTACCCGTCAACAACCTACGGCGAGATCAAGCCGGGCGACGTGCTCGTTTACAACTACGGTGCACGCTACACCGTGGCGGCCTGCTATCCGATTGGCCGCTCGTCCGTCCGCGTTGTGTCGATCTCGGCCGACGGCTTCATGTTCACCAACGACCGCCGGGCGACTTCTGCCGTTTGCATCGACCGGCCGGCGGCGATCGTGGCCGATGACCCCGACGCGATCGTGCTCGAGGCCTGCCCGGCCAGCGAGCGTTTCCTGAGCATCAACGACTAGCACCACAACCCACCCACCCCAACCCACGACAACCAAGGAAGCCTAAGCATGACACCGCAACGCGCCCGCTACGTCCTCGACAACAAGCTAATCGGCGGAGAGCTCCGCACGGCCTTCATCCGGCCAGGCGACAGCCCGACCAAGAGAACCCAGCCCGACGGCATCACGCCCGCCGAACACGCCGCGATCATGGAGCTCTGGAAAACGCTCCCCGGCTCGTCGTCCTACTACTCGGCCGTTTGCGAAATCGCACGGCCGACGTTCTGAACCCACCCCCAACCCAGGAGCCCCCACCATGCACGCCGCCAACTTTGAAACCGATCTCGCCCAGGTGCTCGAGGCCGACCCGCTCACGCGGCCCGTCGTCGACGCCATCGCCGCCGGCCGGGAATTGCCGGACGCGTTCTTGATCCTCGACACCTACCACGACATCGGCGAGCCCGTGAGCGCCCACCGCTGCGAGCGTATCCGCCGAGAGGTCCGCGACGCTCTCGCCGCCGCGGGCCTCGCCATGCCCACCACCTACACCATGCTCGACGACAGGAGGAGCGACCGATGAACGACATCGAAGCATTGGCCGCCGCCGGCTGCCGGTTTGTCCGGCTCGCCCGACGCGAGAAGCGCCCGCTCGGGGCCGCATGGCAAACCAGATCGACGGACAGCACGGGCGACGTGGCCGCATGGCTCGCCGCTAGTTCGAATGTGGGGCTTCTGCTCGGCCCGGCCTCCGGCGTTGTCGACGTGGAATTCGACGACGACGACGGCCGGGCGACGCTCGAGCGGCTCGGCCTTGCCGACGTGGCCACCCCAACGTGGCGATCGGCTCGCGGCGAGCACCGGCTTTTCCGCTGGACGGACAACCTGCCGCCGGTGGCCGTGGCCAGGGTCGACGGCCTCGAGGTCCGCATCGGCGGCCGGGCCGCTCAATCGGTGCTCCCGCCGTCGCTTCACCCCGACGGCCAGGCCTACCAATGGACAACCCACCCGGCCGCCGTCGAGATCGCGGCCTTCCCCTTGAGGCTCATGGAGGAGCTATGCGGACAACACGCCGGATAACACGCCGCCGCTCGCGGATACCGTGGGACGAGTGGCTGCGTGCCCTCGTGCTCGTGCGGCTCGGCCAAGAGCTCGGCACCGAGACGCCGCTCGCCCGGGCCGTGCACGACGCGATCGCCGCCCTACTCGGGGCGATCCGCTGACCGCTCGGCGGCGATCTGGCGGGACAACCCGCGGAGCATCACCCGCCACGCCCGATCGGCCAGCCAGAGATCGAGCACGCAGCTACAGATCGACGCCACGAGGCCGCCGAGAAAGAGATCCCAGAGCGGGCCGACATCGTGCCGGGCCTCGTATTGCTCCCGAACCTGGGCACGCACGAGCAGCATCGCGTGAGCGGCCGCGGCGTTGTTCTTGCCGCCGTGCCGCTCAATTGCCTCGACGTGATTGTGCGGCCAGTGCCGGACAACCAGCCGCGTGAGCTCGTGCACGCGGGCACGGCCGGCCATGCGGGCACGCTGGCCGCATTGTTCCGAGACGTGGACGACGAGACGCTCTAGGGCTTCCATGCTTCACCGTGGCGGGCACTTGCCATCGGGGCAGGGGAGGGCGGGCTTCCGCTTGCATCGCTCGCAGGTGCAGGTGCACCGCTGCTCGATCCGCCCGTCGGGCTTCCAGATCCCGTTGACGCACGTCCGGCCGCAGACGCACTCAGCAGGGGCCGGGGCCGGGGGCGCCGGGCCGTCGGCGATCATGCTCGCTCGAGCGGCGGCGACTGCGGCGGCCGCCCGTGGCGCCTCCGCGTCGACGGCCCCCGGGCCGGCCGACAACGACACGAGCCAGGCGACGAGCCATTCGTAAAGCGTCACGCTACCACCCCCTGCCGTGTTGAATCGTGGCGTAGCCGTCTTCGCCAACGTCGCCGTGAGCGTGGACGAGCGGGCGATCCTGGGCCGGCGGGCCTTCGGCGAAGATCATGATCCAAAGGGCGGTCTTTGCGGCCTTGGCGATCCAGCGGAGCACGGGGCGATCCTGCGGCGGGGCGAATGGCTGCGGCTGCGGGGCAGGGGAGCCGGAAAACCACCAGACGAGTACGCCAGCAGCCAAGAGCAGGAGAGTATTTCGATCGAGTTTCATCATGCCCCCTAAAACGACAACTTGAATACGTCGGCCACAAGCCGGGCGGTCGACGGCCGGCGGCCGATGGTTTCCACCGGCATGGGTTGCATCCATTCGCCGTTGTGGATCTCACGCCAGCCCCAACCCGCCACCGAACCCACCGCAAACGAATCTTCGCCGGCGAGCATCCGCTCGATCGTCTTCCTGTCCGCCCAGAAACAACCTTCGGGCATATCCTCCGGCCACCGCGGACCGGAGATCCACGACTCAGACCAGCTATTTGCTATGAGCATCCCGTCGCGTGGGCTGCCGTTCTTTTGGTAGCGGACCCCAATGATGCAAAGACAGTGAGCCCAGGTGCCGGACGGTGCAGCCCATCCGCCCTCGGTGCGAACAGAAGAAAATCCTTGAAGGCTGCAAACCGGGATCGCAAACCCCGCCTCCACGGCTGCGGCCGCTTCGTCCCAGGTCTTAGTGAGGCTGACGTATTTGCATGGATGCTTTTTCGCGATCGCGTCGAGCCGGCCCTTATCACCTTGGCCACCGTTGCCGTGGTTTCCCCATTGCTTCGAGCGATCACCGGAGTAGATGCGGAGGTCGTGCCCGGCGACGACCTCGCGATACACCACCCCCCAATCGCGAGCCCAGCGGGCCGCGGCGCCGCCGTATGACCCATCGCTCCACCCGCCCGACCCCTCGGGCTTGTTGCGGGCCTCGACACGCGACCCGCCATAGATGGATTCCGTGCAGGGGAGCAGCGGCGGCTCCTGAAGTTGGCCGTTCTGCCAATCGACGCTCTCCGAAACGAAGATGCCCAGCCCCCACCCGAATGCCACACAGTCGCCGATCGATTGCCTCCACACCTTGAACGGCGTGCCGTAGCGTGCCCTGTGCGCCTTGTCGGCGGCCCGATAGAGGAACGTGTCGACGCTCCGGGCCTTCGCCATGCACTCAGGGGCCGCCTGCGAAAACCGCGGCTCGTCGAGCTCTTGGAGAAACTGCCGCGTGCCCTCGGGATTGGGTGTGTACCCGAAACGACCACCCAACCCGACCGTGCCCTCGAGGAGCAGGCCTGCCCGAATGGCCACGAGCACGGCCAGGCCAAGCAGGAGTCCGGCAACCGCGAGGCGGAACCGTGCAGTGTCGTCAACGCGTCGCATCAGCGGCGGCCCTCGCGAGATTGCGGTACGCGTCAACCCAGGCCGCGCGTTGCTTGTCACTCACCGGACCGCCGGCCGTGCCGACTGCCGTATCGAGGTAGGTATGGATCGCGTCGCGGGCCGCCGGCTGCCGCTCGCCAATGCTCACGCCCCGGCAGCGGAGCTCACGCGACCGCGTCCGCAAGGCGTCAAACTGGACGGCGTTTTTCAGGAAGGGCTCAGCCTGCCGGCCATCCCAGGCGATCTCGTCGGCGAGCTCCGCACAGAGCGCCGAGATAGTGGCCGCATCCTCCGCCCCCGTCGGCCCGGTGAACTTGCCGCGGAGCATCACCGGCAGCGGCTCCGGCGGGAACGGCTCGGGGCTCGGCGGCGTTGCCGGGCGGTCGACAACCCAGGCGAACAGGGCACCGACAACCAGGGCACCGGCCAGAAGGTATCGAGATCGCTCGCTCATTGGTCGCTCCCTGCCACGAGTGCCAGCGTCAGCGTGTCGATCGCGGCCCGGGCCTGCTCGGTGAGCTGCTGCGTCTCGAGCAGTCGCAGCCGGACAACCGCCAAGTCGGCGATCGCCCCCTGGTAGGTCGGGCCGGCGGGCCGGCGGGCCGGCATCGCGAGGCCGCCACCAACGGCCGACGAGGCCCAGCCGACGATCCACGGGCAGGCGGTGAGCAGAGCCGCCACGGCCAGAGCAGTTGCCAGAATCATCAGATAGCCCTCACGAGCGGAAGCAGGCTCTCGACAGCCCCGGCGGCCACGGCCAGACACAACGCACGCAGGGCCGGGCGGAGCAGCACAAACAGCGGATAGGCCGCGAGCGGCACGGCCTTATCGGCGACCGCGTCGAACAGATCGCCGACGGACGCGAGCACGACGGCTTTCTTGTCGGCCCCCGGCGCGGCGATCTTGTCGACCAGGCCGATAACGAGCCGCATGAGCTCGACGGCCAGCCGCCCAAACTCGGCGACGGTCAGCCCGCCGGCGGCGAGATACTTTGCCCGCTCGAGGAACGCGGCGATTTCGGTCGTGACGATCTCACGCTCAAGCTCTGGCATGACTTCTCTCACTAGATGAGCCCCTCGTCGAAAAGTTGTTTGGCTTGGCGGACGGTGCAGCCGGGCACGATCGCCTTGGAGGCGTCGCCCGCGCCGGACAACTCCCAGGCGAGCACCTCGAAAAACGACAGGGCCGACGTGGGCTTCTTGTCTCGGCTCGTGATGACACCCAACCCGGCCCGCTTCATCGGCGTGTAGTGGACGTGATCGCCAGCCTGCCCCGGCGGCGACAGCGGCTCCCGGCCGCCGGCGCCGTGGCGAAACTGCGTCTCGTCTGGTCGCTGGCGGCGAATCAAAGGGCGGGCTCCTATACCCCTATTGTACGGTTGTTCAGATAGGGGGCTCGTAGGGCGGCGTGCACCCCGGGCCGCGGAGCTTGTCCTTGTTCAAGTGCGGCCAGAGCGTGTCCGAATGGATCGCGGCGAGAAGCCCCCAGGCCGCGTGCGGCAGGTGCGGCTCGGAGCGGTCGCCGGCCAAGAATTGAAAGATGTGGCGGAGCGCGTGATTCAAAAGGTCGGGCACGTCCATGCCCCGCTCCCAGTTGTGCGCCGAGTATTTCGCAGCCCCTTCGGCACACGTTCTCGCGACCGCCTCGAGGCCGATCGGCGAGATCAGGTCGTAGCGGGTCGCTTCGGCGTCGCTCGAGCGGACGGCCCCGGTGGCAAACCGCGTGCGGTCGCCGTCGACAATCTTGTCAGCCGCCGGCGGCGTGGTCGCCACAACCTCGGGCACGGGCTCCGGCACTTCGCCCGATTGAATCCGCTCGATCACTTGCTCGCGTCGTGCGTTGACTGCCGCCCAGGCGGCCTCGAGCTGCTCTGGCGTCATTGATGCCCCCACCCGCTGCGGCTCGACCTCGAGCGGTGGCTGCGGCTCGGCGGGCGTGAGCGTGTAGCGGTCGTTCGCCTTTACGAAGTCTTCGGGCAGCCCGCTAAACGCCGTGTCGATTGCCTCTTGCAGTCCCATCGCTCGATCCTCCTTGGTGACGTGTCGCAGGTGTTTCAGGATGCGGAGCACGTCTGCGGCAAGAGAGCCAGATGTGCCCGTAAAAGCGCCGCTAAACCTTCTAGCGCGCTGCTCCGCCTCGCGTAGATACTCCTCCGTGAGAATGTCGCCTGAGTTTGCCATTCGCTCTACCGTGCCTGGGTGTTCACTATTCCCCGCCGCTCGGGCCGGGGACCGCTACAAAACATTCCGACGACCCCGCCGGCGGGGTCGTAGAAATACGATTCCATCGCCCGGCGTGCCCCGATCCATCCATTGCTCGCGTGGTAGTCGTCTGCCGGCCCCAACGACGGGGCCACCCGCACGAGCACCGAATCAACCGTCTCGATCGGCAGCGACCACTCGGCGGCCTGGCTGTGGAAGTGCCCGGTGTGGATCTCGCGGTAGGTCGTCCGCCCCCAAACGTCGGCAGCCTCAAGGGCCATCAGCTGCGGGAGCCGACGCTTCGCCCGGTGGCCGTGGGCAATGCCAATCAGATTGTTGCCGTGGTGGAGATACTGCCGGCCGGTGAGCCGTTCCGAAATACTCGTGCGGCGGTCGCGGCGGAACCGCTCGAGCAAGATCCGCTGAAACGCAAACGTCAGCGTTTCGTCGTGGTTGCCGTGGACGATCGACACGTCGGTCGGGCAGGTGGCCGCGGACCGCTCGATCAATCCCAGCAGGCAATCGGAGCCGACTCCAATCATCTTCTGCAGCCGGCCGTCGAGGCTGCCGGCCATCGGCGTGCCGCCGGTCGTCGTGCCGCTGATCGTGTCGTAATGGAAGAGATCGCCCACGAGCAGGATCGACCGCCGGCTCGGCTTGTAGACGGCGTCGCCCTTGTCGAGCAGATCGCGGCCGGCGTCGCCCACCACCTTCTCGGCGATCGAGAGGTCGTAGTCCGCGTCGCCGGTGCCAGCCCGCCAGCAGTATTTTCCGAAATGGGTATCCGCGATCACGACAACCTGCCACGGGCCGGGGTCGCGGCGCTTGTGCGGCTTGATCGCGGGGCGGCGAATCTCTTTGGCCGCGGCTTGGATCATGGCCGCGACGCACTCGACAACCCCCGGGCCGGGCCGCGGCTTGAGTCGAACCCAAACGCGATGCAATTCCGTCACGGTCGCCGTGCCGTCTGCGTCCGACGTGGCGACCTCCCATTTGGTTGCTTCACTCGCACTGACTTCGTATCGCTCGAGGTCGGCCTCGATGTGGCGGAGGAGATCCTCAACCGTGCGGATGCGGGCCGACACGCTGCGGGCCTCGAGCGTGTCGCCATCGCGAGACTGCGTGACCTGCTCAGACTTCTCGGGCGGGCGGCCGGCAGCCAGTGCGGCTTTCTCGGCGATCGCCTGGGCTATTTTCGCTTTAGCCAATTTTCGATCCCCTGGCGGCCGACGGTGGCAATCTCACGTTCGGCCAGTTCGGCCGACATCATTTCGGCGAATCGGCTCGTGGGCATCCGCCCGTGAGCGTCGACGATCTCCCCGCGGAGGAAGCTGAGCTTCGCCTGGTTGAGCTCGGCCTGCACGTCGGCCGGCAGTTTGTCGAACCAAGTCTCGAAGCGGCGATTGCCGGACGCGACGGCCCGCTCCTTCAGTGACGCCAACAGTCCGCTCTTGGCTTTCGCCATTCACTCCTCCTCGTGGTCGTCGGCCTGGCGGAAGCCCTCATGGTGGGCGATCGCGGCGGCCGTGCTGGCAAACTCCTCGACAACCTCCTCCGCAAGATCGGGAAACCGGGCATGGAGCAATTCGTGCAGCAGGGCATCGAGGAACTGGATGCCGGAGAGGTTCGCGGCGATGCGGATAACCCGGCGGTCCCAATCACAATCGCCGTCGCGATCCCGCGGGTAGCGGACGTGCTGGATCGTCCACCGGCGATCGCCGACGTAGACCCTGCGGCTTTTCGTGACGTGCCTGCCCGCCATCGCTGCCTCCTTGCTGCTACGAGACTGCCATAGGGGGCATAACCGTCAACCTGGGTTTTTGGTGATAGCGACGCTAGCGGGCAGAGCGAGGGTCAACGTGCGGGCAGGGCGTCAGGCGTTGGGGAACGGCGCAGTCGGTGGGGTAAACGGCGCATAGGCAGAATAAACGTCGGACAAACTTACGCGGATTTCGTCAATGTGGCCCGAATGATTTTGCAGGCCACTTGTTGACCCGAATTGTTGGTTTCCGCTGGGAAAAGAAAATGCGGATCCCAGGTCTACCGTGTTTCCCAGTTGCTCGCCGTCAACAAAAAGCCTCATGTTGTTAGCGGTGCGACAGACAGCAACGTGATACCAGACGTTTGTCGACGGAGACCACGGGGCGGACTCGCTGTATGTGCTTAAAGAAAACGGCGTTGTCGACACGCGAGCAACGTAGAGCGAATCAGATAGACGCACTTCAAAGCCACTTGCCCAACGGGCGAAGTTTATTGTTGTAGTTGGCACTGCTGCGAAACGCACAAAAAACTCAATCGTGAAATCATTTGCGCCAATTACAGCGCTAGAGTTGACGGTGATGCGTTGGTTGGTTGTGCCAGAAAGCGCTAGGCTCGAAGATCCAAATCGATACTGCGCCGTAGATATGGACGGCGAATTTGTAAACCCAATGCTCTTTGAATACGAAGACGAATCATTTGTTGATGTATCGCCTTCAGAGCCCTCGAAGTGCAGCAAGGCCACCACCGAAGAAAATGCGGGGTCTGGTGGCGTGGCTGCTGCGATTATGCGGCGCGAAAAAAGGCCGGCTTTGCATCTCATGCGGATAGGTCGCCAACGAGGAGCCACGAATCGGCGGCAACCTCTATCAGCGTTGCAGCCGAGTATTGCGCCCGCAGTTTGAGGCCAGGCGTCCCGTTCACTGTCACGCCAGATGCACCAACGACAGTGACTTGCGCAACGCCAAGCCTTGCGATGTCGACGTGTGTGCCAACAGGAAACGCAACTGCCGAGCCTGCCGGTACGGTGATGGTAATGGCTGTGCTGGCGTGGCTCGCCGTAATGAGCTTCCCGGCGTCAGAGATGGCAAGCGTGTAGCTCGCAGTCCTATCGTTGACCACCTGGGCGTCTGCGAATGTTCCGTTGGCTCCGCTGCTTCCATTCTGGCCCGCTGGCCCAACGTCGCCCTTCGGCCCGCGATCGCCGACGCTCGTCACCGTGACGGTGGCCGTCCCGCCATTCGTGATTGTCGGCGTCGTGCCGGTCGACCCCGCGACGGCCACGGTGATCGTGTTGCCGGCGCCAACCGAAACGCTGACCTCGTTGCCGCCTGCCATGCGTCTCTCAGGGGTTAGCGATGGAGACGTTGCCGGAGAGCACGGTCCGCGTGACGCCGCCGGGCGTCACCCAGCGGAAATACCAGCGGAAGCGACCGCCGGCGGCGAGGGCCGCCGTCTGCGTTTCGGTGAGGCCGATGCCGAGCTGGCCGTTCGCGAGGCTTGTGGTCGTGATCGTGGGCGTGGCGACCACCGTCGCGGCCGGCGTGCCGGAGTTGTAGATCGCGACCTCGAGCGTGTAGCCCGTGAGATTCACGTCGAAGTCGACGGCAAAATTGACTTCGTCGCCCTTTATGAGCGCCAAATCTAGGGTCGCAGGCAGTTGGGACCAAGTCGCCATGATATACGTCAGTATACCCTAGCCGCTGCCTTGATCGTCCGGCGCCGCAGGGGGTGGCCCGCCGATACCGACCATGCGCCCCAGCTCATTGAGCCGCTGCTGCCGCTTCGCGCACCCGCAGTCCTCGACCCCGATCGCATTGGCGACGGCCTGCGCGCGGTCCTTCGTGATGCCCACGCTGGCGAAGGCGGCGGCGACGATGTCGCCGAGGCCGTTAGGCGAAGATTGGGGTGAAGCGGACGATGAGTCGCTCGACATAGGTCAGGTTGTCCATGACGTACTGGTGAGCGCTTTTGTCATCGCTCGGGCCTGGCGGGAATTCCATGAAAACGCTGACAAATTGCGGTGCAGCCAAATTGGCGCGGTTGATTGCTCCCCAAAAGTTCTTGGGAAATGACGTGCTTCTAACAACGAATTCCGCGTTTCCTCCATTGGCTAAGCCAGCCTCTTGCGAAGGCGTCAACTGATATGGGCCAACCCAGAATGGCACCCAGTTGTAATCCGTCTGGGTCTTCACGCTCAGGTATGTTCCTCCTGCCCAGCCTCCGAACTCTGGTGCGCCGACAACTTCGTCGTTTAGTTCCACTCCTGGTATCTGATATGTCGCCGCGTAGAAGCCGCTTACGCCAAGCGAGAGTCTTCCAAGGAATGATGTCTGCAACGCAGGGTACGACTGCACGGCACGCGAGGCTGTTAGCCAGCCTTGATACAGCCCGCCGCTGTCGATCGCCCAGACGTTTTGCTGGCACGCATGCCCATTCAGGGTAGTGCCAAATGACAAGCTGGACGGAACCGGCGTTTTTAAGAGCTGAGCGCCTATGTTTGCGATGCCTGGCGCAATGTAAGTGCCAGAGTCGGGGAATGTCCCGAGAGGCCCAGGCGTGACCCACGGGATGCGCCCTGGGGATATGCCGAGCCATTGATAATACAGAGGGTTGCTTGTGTACGGGGCAACCGCTCCGGCGTAGTAGCTGATGAGCCCCTGCACGCTGATTGCGTTTTCTGGGAATGCGTTGTCGATGTGATTTTGAATCGCAGTAATCGAGCTTTGGTCAAATCCAGTGGTAGTGAAAAAGCTCGCGTTCCAGCCAACAATCGTGCCGGAACTGCAAACAGCGGACGAGTGCTTTTGCGCCACGCGAGGGGCAGCGCAAGCCGGCACTGTCGCAGGCGGCGACGGGTAGATGCTTGTGCCAAGACCAAAATATGAATAGTTGGCGTCGCCAGCCGCAGCCAAGAATGAATGGGCCGGAACGGCCGGGACGTAGTTGCCGTCGCAAGGCTCCACTTCTGTGATCCGTTTTTCGAGTGGCTCAATGTCACTTGTCGTGCGGACTGAAATTTGATTCGGCCGCACGCGCGGCGGGTCGGTCTCCATGAGGGCGATTGCTTTTGTCACGCTTGAAACGCCGCCTATTATGCCGGAAAAAGCCTGGGTGTTGATCCGGTCGCGGTTTTTTCCGGCCTCGGGCATGATGCCCCACATCACGCGGGCGGCGAGCCTACACCGCTGCTGCTCATCCGGCTCCCCTTCCGAGTCGGCTGGAGCGATCGGCTCCGATCCATCAAACTCCGGGTCGAGCGTGAGATAGAAAACGGAGTGTAGCGGCTGCACGATCGGACTGTGGACTCTTGGCCCCTGCCGAAACGTCAGCGTGTATTCGCGCGGGCTCGTTTGCGTAAGAAGCACGTTGCCGGTCAGCACCGCGTAGTCTTGGTCGCTCATTTCAGGAACGTCGATTCGTCTCGGACGCTCTCCGCTGAGCTCCAAATCCTCGGCAGCCCAGCCGCCAAACGCGCTGCGGCGCTCTAGCTTGAAGTGCGAAACCTGTAAGTTGCTGACGGAGTTGCTAAACCGAACGACAACAGATTCGATCGGCTCTGCATACAAAAGCGCGTTACAGCACGCGCCGCTGGTGGCAAAAAACGTCCCGCGCCCCGTGTCCCGCAGGGCCAGCGTTGCCACGGCCCCGTATTGCGATCCCGATGGCGGCAGCGCACGCACATTGAATCGCAGTTCCGGCAAGTGCGGGACGTTGTTTCCGGCACGATCAAATACCGGCCCAGCCTGCCGAAAGACGTACTGGCCGACTGGGAGGAATTTCAGGCTTGAAAGACCGCCGCCGCCTGGCACTTGAGTCCAATTGCGATTTCCACTGCACGGCTCTGATTCTTCAAGACACTCCGTCGCGTAAGTAACCCAGCCGTCACTATTCCCATTTGTGTCGAAACGCTCCTTATCTGGCGGCAGAACGCCACTAGCGTCTCCGACATAAATGTCGCCCATCTGCCTGACGACACCGATCGGCGGCGTCCTGTCAACGACCAAGCTGCCAAGCACAAACATCGGGCCGCTGCAATCGTCCGCAGTGTTGTCGCCGACGAGCAGGTACGACCCCTCATCGGTCGTCGCCGCTTCAATCGCAGCACTGCGAAACTCCATCGTTCTTGCAGTGTTTGGAATCTTGGCGACGAGCTCGCCGTTACGGTAGACATCTAGGCCGCCGATGGACGGGCTGTATGACACGCCAGCAACCGGGTCTTGCGAATAGCCCGGCGAAGCCGACGAACTGCGGCCCGGCTTGTAAAGCAGGCCGAGCGGCCCAAGATCGCCTTCCCCGGGCTGCGGAGAGCGGTCGCCGTCGTTGTCTGGCGTCGCTCGCGCATAGGCCGTCGCCAAAACAGTGTCGGGCGTGTCCGTCTTCGATGCCACCACCTTCACAAGAGGCATCACGGCCGATGGCGATGCGACTTGCGAGCTGGTTGTCATAACAAGGGCTGACACTGATGCGACTGTTAGCGGAATCGTTTGGCTTGGCCCCACCCCTGAAACTGAAAATCCTTCTGTTCCCGACGCGTATGAACCACTCGGCATCCACAGCCGTTCTTGGTCGCCCAGTGTCAACCGAAATCGGCAGACCCAAAAGTCGCGACAACTATTGCACCGCGAATATCGGACGTTGCCGCCCAGAGACCAGAACCGGTTTGAGAAAATGGCGGACGCAGTGTTTGGCTCGGATTCGATATTGAAAAATGAGTGGCTGCCTGGATTCCAGACAGGCCTCCGCGCCTGGGCTGGGCCTTCTGCGTAACCCTGGATTGGCGCTTCCGCCGTGATTCCAAACGGGACGTAATAGTAGAGAGGCCGATCCCAGCAAAGATGGCTGTCTTCCCCAGGTAGAAAACCTTCGTAGCCTAGTCTGTATTCGCAATATTTGGCAGTTCCAGATGGAATAAACGTCGGCGGCGACAATTCAACAAACACCGGGCTCATTGCCGTTACGGTTCGGTATGTGTATCCCTCCGCATAGGGCGCAACAAAAAGCGGCGCAAAGCCCAGTTTGTCCACTTTTTTGCCATACACGAACGGCAGCACATCAACGAAAAGCTCCGCCGAAATCTGCCCGTCCAAGATTGCCGCTGCGATGGATTGGGCCAGGTCGTCGCCCGCCGGGTCTTGCCCCTGCGGGTATGGATCCTGCCGCACCAGCGATGAGCTCACTGAGAATCCGCGAGCATCCGCGTCGTAACGCAAAAGACGCTCGTTATCTTCATCCGCTCGCGGCGTCTTCCACGACGGAAGCGGCGAGTAATAACAGCAGTTGCAGGATGAGATTGCTTGCTTGCGCGGCATATCACATGACGCCCACGGCCCACTCGCCTTGCTGCCACAGCAAAAGCACAGGCCCACAGTGCGATCGAGCCAGTTGCGTTACATCGCCGTCCTTGATGGTCGCGTAGCGGCCTGCGCTTCCTGCAAAAACCCGGCACGCGAAAACACCGCCAACGGCTGCACGGCCCATGCTGCCGGAGGCTATGGGTTCCATCGCAATCACAATGCTCCATCCATGAGCGGAAGACAGTGGCGCGACGCCAGTGAGGACAGGCCGCGACGCAAACTCCCGCGCCTTCCTGTCTTCGTCCGTGTTGCCCGTGAGGCTGCCGCCCACTGGAGAAATTTCGACGCCGCTGATGCCGAGCACGCCCAGCCAGGGAACGTCGGCGCCGCTGTTGTTCTTGATGAGGACGATGTTTTGCGCCGGCTCTGGTGCCGTTTGCGGCCCGCCGCGAAACCCCGTCTTGACGCGCATCATGTCATTGAGCGCGTTGATCTGGCTGGCGGCGATCTGCAGCCGCTGTCCAGGCCGGACGTATTGGCGTGGATCTGGCATCAGAGGAAGCCCTGTCCGGGGGCGCCGGGGAGTTGTGCGTTTATGACGGCCGGGGCCGTGCCGATGACCCCGCCCAACTGCAGCCCCGACCAATCAGCCGCTTCATAAACCTTGTTTTTGTAGAACGCGACCGGCTTGCGGACGAGTTTTTGGTTATTGCCTTCCGGCTCGTAGGCGATCCAAATGTGCTCCCAACCTTTTTTGTCCATTGCGCCAGCAATGCCGGGAACCGTGTATTGCGGAGTGCCGTCGCCGTACCCCTTCCTCGCCTCAAAGTCGTAGGTCACGGCAACGTATGGCAGATCGCCCTGCCACTGTGCGCGGGCGCCCAGAAACAGGACGTTCTCGGGGCCAAATGCCCGGAAATGACTTTGATTCACCGTCCCGGTCAGGTTGAACACTGCCCGAACGTAGTTGTCACTGACCGCCACCGACACCGGCAGGATCCACGTTTCCGAGTACCGCATGGCCGGGCGAACAACGTCGAGCCCGTCGACGCCGTCGCCATTGACGTTGATCGCCCCCTTAAAGTCGGCAGCATTGGCCGGCATCCGCTGCTCTGCGACCAAGCCTTGCGTAATGTGCTCCGTATTGCCGGTGGTGTCCCAAGCGATAGAGCCCGGCTGAAACGACGCGCCACCCCCGCCACCGCCGCCCCCACCACCGCCGCCGTTCTCGTCTTGGCGGAACATCATCGTCGAGTAGGTGGCCGTGCAATCGAAATACTTGTTTCCAATGCCGACCACGTCGAGCCTCGCCCGCCGCCAGAAGACGCCGGCCCCGTCGCCAGCGACATAAGGAGGGGCATAGGCTGCGATCTGCGTCACGGCGTCGTTGAATCCCACGCACTGCCCGATGACGTATCGCCGCTTCACCTCGCGGATTTCGCCCTGCTCGAGATCGTGCGTGATGCTGCCCGACATCGAATCGGACATTTCGTAACAGACGACGGTCATACGAAAACGCCCCCAATGCCCAGCTTGTTTTCGATGCGGCCGAGTATTTCGTTGCCCCGCTTGTGGGCCTCGACCACCTTCTTGAATTGATCGGCCATGCCGTTGACGCCGGCGGCGACCTTGTTGGCGGCCGCGGCGTTGACTTGGGCGGCCCGCTGCCCAGCCTTTGCCGCGTCGGCGGCCTGCCGGAACGCCGTATTGAGTGCCGGGGCAATGCCGAGCTGCGAGGCGCTACCGAACGTGCCGGCCGTCGGGCCAATCGAAAAGGGCTTCGGGTTTTGGGCGTCGCGGATCTGCTGAAACCGCTCGTCGATCTTGGCCTTTTCGGCTTGGCCAATGTTTTCGGCAGCGGCCGCGTTCAATTGGCCGCGGCGAATCTGGTCAAGCAGGCCAAGCCGATCTTTGCTGCCGGCGATCTTCTCTTGGAAGGCGATCGCCGCCTTCTGGGCCTCGTCGCCGAGTTTGAGCGATTCCTCGACGACCGCATTGGACAACTCCTGCAGCCCCGCAATGGCTTGGGCCTGCGAGCGGTCGAAGTCTTCATCCTCTCGCTCCAACTCCTTGCGGGCCTCCTCGGCGGCGTCAAGGGCGGCCTTCTGGGCAGCCTCCGCGTCGCGGACCGCCTGGGCACGCTGCTCGAGCTTGGCGAGCTCGGCGTCGTTCATCTTCACCGACGGCTTGATCGCGGCCTTGCCGTCGACGCCCTGGCGTTGCAGAGCCCTCGCGGCCATGAAGTTGCCGGCGAGCTCGCCCGGGGCGTTTTCAGCCCCCGGGTCTTTCAGCCCCAAGGCCCAGCCAGCAGCCTTGCCGCCGTAGTAGCCGACCGCGGCGCCGCCGGCCAGAGCCGCAGCGCCAGCCAACGCAGGCAGGGAAAGGAGCGGCGCAAGCAGGGCGAGCGATCCCATGAGCCCCTTGGCGGCCAAGCCCGTCAACGCGAGAGCGGCACCAAGCCCCGTGACGCCGACAGTCAGCGCGGCGACGGCAGTAGTCGCCTCTGGATTCTGCGAAATGATCGACGCCAGCGACCCAAGGTATCCGCTGGCCGACTGAGTGGCCTGGGCGAACGCCGGGCCGACGGATTCCGTGAACGCGATCGACACCTGCTCAGTCGAATTTCGCAGCCCCTCGAGCGAGCCGGTCACGCCGCTCATCACGATCTGGTACTTCTCGCTCACCGGCAGGCTGTCTTTCATCGCCGCCGAAATGCCCTCGAACCCCTTAGTGCCCAGGTTCAAGAAGGCGCCCATGACCTTGATGCCGCGGTCGCCGAAGATTTGGGCGAGAGCACGGTCGCCGGTTTTCGGGTCGATGTTCTTGAGCGCCTTCTCAAAGACGCCCACGATCTGCACCAGCGGCAGCATCTTCTTGTCGGCGCCGCGGAAGTTGTCAACGGTGAGGCCGAGGCTTTCCAAGGCATCCTGGGCCACGCCCGACGGGGCCACGAGGCTATTGAGGATGCTCTTGATGCCCGTGCCGGCCTCCTCGCCGATGATCGAAAACCGGGCGAGGGCGGCCATGCCTTGAGCGAGGTCGAATAGGCTCTGGTTGAACAGAGCACCGGCGGAGCCGACGAGCCCGAACGACTCGACCATGCTGGCGATGCTCGTTTCGCTCGAGTCGGCGGCGGCCGAGAGCGTGTCGACGGCCTCTTGGGCCGAGACGCCAAACGACTGCATGGCGACCTTCATGAAGACGGCCGCGTCGGCCATCTCCACGCCGCTCACGCGGGCAAACTCAATCGACGACTGCCCGGCCCCCTTGAGCACCTCGTCGACGCTCATGCCAGCCTTGGTGAGCTCGAGGAACGCGCCGGCAACCTTGGTGGGACTCGCGTTCATCGCCTGGCCCAGAGCGAGGGCTTGCTGACGGAGCGAGCCCACTTGCTTCTCGGTCAGCCCGGCCGCGGACCGCATCCCAAGCAGGGCATCCTCGAACGTGGCCGCCTGCTTGATCGCCAGCAGCATTGGGGCACCGATCGCCGTGCCGCCGAAAGCCATGTTGCGGCCGGCGGTCTGCATGGCAGACGCTACCGACTTGATCCTATTCTGGACTCGCGTCATGGCCTGCATGAACGCGCCGTCCTTCGCGAAGATCTCGACGTAGGCGCCGCCCATCTTCACGGCACCAGCACTAGCGGCCATCGCTCACCCCCTCCGGCTGGGCGGCCGCCTCCGGCTTGGCGGCCCGCTTGAATCCGAGCGACTCAAGCAGCTCTGGCGTGGCCTCCGGCAGCCCCGGCGATTCCACGAACGGGTGGAAGTCGGACGGCGTGTAGCTGCTGCCCTTGCTGGGGTCGCTGTGGATGGTCGCGAGCAGGGCCATGAGGTTGCTGGTGTGGTTCCAAGTGTCGTGTTGTCGGCCAACGGCCATCCAATCCAACTCGCGGAGCGTGTAGCCCCACGGCTCTACCCCGCAGATCCCGGCGAGGCGCCAGCAAAGCTCGTAGGCATCGCCAGGATCATTTGCTCGAAGTCGATCTGGTCGAGGGCCGCCTCGGCGGTCTGCGTCGTCCGGCTGTTGACCTTCGCCAGCGCCTCCTGATACTTGGCCAGCGCCTTCTTGAGCAGCCCCTTTCGGGGCTCTTGGAAAAAATCGACGATTTCGCCGATCAGCGCCTCCGCAGCGGATTCGATCACCGCACCGTCGATCGTCGCGAAAAACTCGTCGTCGCCCACGTCGCGGTCGGCCAACTGCGGGCGAACGGCCGCACAGAGCACTTCCGAAAACTTGACGTGATCCCCGAAGATCGCCTGCAGCGGGCCGGCGTCGTCGACCACGGCCAGCAGATCCACGCCGGCGAGGTCGCGGACGCGCTTGACCGTCGCCACGTTGACGGCAATCTGCCACTCCAATCCGTCGGTCGTGCGAAACGTCTTCATGAATAGTTCCAGGTTTTCCAAGTCACGTCCCAAGCCATGACACCATCGACCGGCTGGGCGATCTTCACGGCCACCGGCACAAACTGGGCCGACGCGACGTTGCTGATCGCCAGCGTGACGGGCCTCGGCGTCGTGAGGCTGAAGCTTGGGCGGATGCGGTCGTAATCGTCTTTGTGGTAGATGAGCGTGCGGAGCGTCACGTCCTGGCGAATCGGCAGCGTCGAGGTCGTGCTGTGGTCGAACGCAGTAACGTCTTGACCCTGCATATCGACCTGAATATCAACCTCGCGAACGCCCTCGAGCGGCGTGCCGTCAAGCGTCAGCGTTTGATCGCGGCCCAGCCTGACCTTCGCCATTCAGCACCATTCAGTCTTCGGGCATCTGCAGGCCGTACGTCACGGTGTATTCGACGACACCCTTTGGGCTGACGCTCTCCTTCACGTCGAGCACAACCGCCTCGAGCGCCGTGTCAATGTTCGCGACGTCTTGGTCGCCAACCATGCCAACGGTCGCGGTCGTGTCAGTGCACGTCACGTCGATCGTCACGTCGACGAGGCCGGGCATATACTCGGCCTTCGTAAGCGAACCAGTGGCCGGGAACGTCGTCACGTCGAGCTCCGTCGCTGACGCGTTGATGGTCACGTCCTTGATGTCGTCGTTCTCGACGCCCGGCAGTGTGGCCACGCAGGCGCGGCCCAACTTGTATTTCGGCATCTGCTGAAATCCTCGCGGAAGGGTTTAGATCGGAGCCTGCTTGTCGTTTTCCAGCGCTTCGCCCGGCCGCAGCGTGAGCTGGTAGACGACCACGCCGTCTTGCGGCTCCGAGCGATTGGCGCTCATGATGACCGCCTGGATTGAAGTGCCGTTGATGACGACGGTCTTCTGCTCGCCGATCTTGAAGCCGGTGAAGTTCGCGCCCGCGCCCGTCGGCTCGTACACACTGCACTCGAGCGTCTCGTCGCCGAACCCGGCCACCGTCTTCTTGTACGGCTTGGCACCCTGGCGGGTGGTCACGTCGAGCCGTTCGCCGGTTCGCGTGTAGGTGAGCTCGCTGACGCCCGTCAGCCCCGAAACCGTGTAATCCTTGCCGAGCGTGTAGGTGGCCATAATGCCTTTTCGCCAGTGGTTTTGCCGACGTTGGCGGCGTGGCGCCGCTCCTGAACGTCAGTATACCACGGCCCTACGCTCCGCCGCCGGCGCGAAATTGCCCGCGGAACTGCGCCACGACTTCGTTCTTCGCGGCCGCGTTGGTAATCGCAGGCCGCATATACGGCCGCTCTGGGTAGATGTGATTCTCGAACATATTGAGCGGATGCCAGCGGCCCGGCAGTCGCGGTTTCTTGCCCACCCGCCAGTAGCCGATGATGCCGGTGTAACGGCCGTCGTATTTCGGAATAAACCCGTAGGCCTGCATCCGCTGCACGCCGCCGTATTCGTGGAGGGCCGCCAGCCAGGCTCCGCCCTGCATGAACTGGCCGACAACGACCGACTCGGCGATCGGGTCGTATGCGTAGACGATGTCTCTGCGAAATACTCCCGTGTGGGTATTCGGCGGCGTGCCCGGCATCGACGCCGGCTTGTTCTTGATCTCCCAAATCCGCTGCCGGAGCTTCCGGCGGGTGGATTCGCGGACGCCCGGCATCCTCGCGAGCTGCATCAAGGCAACGCCGGGGTTGTCCTTCATGATCTGCAGCTTGGGGCGGGCGAGCCCCTTTCGCTTGATCGACCGGCGAGCGGTCTGCATCACAACGCTGCCGGCCTTGTAGAGAGCCCAGTATTTCGCACGGCTCATCGAGTTCTTGACGGCCGGCCGGTCGAAAAAGAATTTGACGTTGATCCTGCCGGGGATCGACGGGATTTGGCCGTTGAGCCCGAGACTGCTGGCTAGGCCGCCGCCCGGGGGAAGGAAAACGCCCATCGGCTACCCTCCGGCGATTTTCTCGATCGGCACTTGGAACGTCACTTCGATCTGTGACAGAAAGACGTTTCGCTCGGTGAGCGATTCCCGGTCGTACGGCACCGGCAGGGCGATCTCGGTCCAATCGGCCCCGCTCGGCAGGCTTTCGACCTCGACAAGCTCGGAGCGGATCGCGTTGATGATCGCCATATTGAGATCCTCGAGCGAGGAGATCTCGGCCTCCGACGTGACGAGCTTCGCGAGCACCACCCCGACGGAAACCTCAAACATATCGTCGGATCGCGTGGCCGTCCGCAATGTCACCGGGCCGGGCACGATCGACACCTTGAGCGTGCCCAAGTCTTCGGTCGTGTAGTCCGGCACCCGGCGGACGGTGGCGGAAATGGTCGCGATGTCGCCCGGCCACGAGTAGGCCGTGAGGGCGGCGGCTAGTTCGTTGGCGACGAGCCGCTGGACGTGCGTTGGGGCTGCGGTTGGCATATTGCCATTATGCCAGATTCACCGGCCCGCTCTCGCCGCTATAGCGCACTTTACTACGCAGTTCCGGCCAGCCTACGCAGTTCCGGCCGTCCCTTCGCTCGCTAGCGCACTACCAATCATCCCCGCCGTAACGCCGAGCCATCTCGTTGCTGTATCGGTCCTCCTCGCCAACCGCGAAAGCCGCGTTGGCGAAATGCTGCCCAGGCAGGGCAACGACCGGCGGCCTATCCTTGTCGGCGTTCGGCGTGGATCGCGGCTCGGCGAGGGCAACGATGCACCGCTCCATGCGGGCGATGTCCTCGCGGGCCTTCTCCTGCCACCGCTCTAGTTCGCGGATGCGGTTGTGCAGGGCGTCGATTCGATACTGTGCGTGAGCGTCCATCTGTCCCTCTCTGCGGCGTGTAGCGTCAGTGCAAAAGATTCAACAATTCGTAAGGA